TCTGTATAATATCTAATATTATATGGCTAAAAAAGATTTTCTTGAAGGTGCTATAACTCATTTTAAGCACCAAGAAACAAGAATTATTGAAGTTCCAGAGTGGAACTTAGTAGGTGAAGATGCTATCTATGTGAAACCTTTTACTCTCATTGAGAAAGATGAGATATTCAAAGGTACATCTGACAACAGTTTGACAGTTCTTATTGATGTCATTGTTAAAAAAGCATTGACAAGAGAAGGCAAGT